CTCTACGTCTGGAGACTTACCATCTTTGTCTACAGGATCAAGATCATCGCCTAAATTGTCTATCATTTCCAAAAGAGCATCTATCTCTTCTGAGTCTTCCTCAACTTCGGGAAAGTCTAGTGCGTTCTCTTCAAGAAATGCTTGGATTTCTTCTGGTGAAGCGCCAGGATTTTCTGCTCGGTATACTTGAAGAAGAAGAGACTCGTACAGAGTAGCAATCTTCTTTCTGATCTTCTCTAGCTCAAGACCAAATGTACTGTCATCAGCTATGTTTGCTACCTGCATTTTCGTGTACCCTCGCCCACTTATCGTATGCGCCTGGGAATCCTGGGTCGGTTCCGTCTAACGCAATGTTAGGTGTTGATACAATGAATGATGCTGGTTTATCACATTTTTTGCAAGTAGTTGTTTCAGCTCGGTTCTCTACCGATCTCAATCTTGTTGAAACGTGACCTTCCTCACACTTGTACTCATATACTGGCATATCAATGTTCCACTTGAAACATAAAGGGGTACTCACCTTTCGGCTTTCCCCCTCCACTTAAACTCAGCTTTCAGGTACTACGAATGCTACAGCAGCGTCATTACGCAGCTCTGCAATACCGTAGATGCAATCTGAGGTGTACAGATCACCCAGATATTCCTGCTTGTACTGAGTCTGAGAACGAACACCGACCTGCTCTGCGAGACACATAGCGTCTTTGTGCATCAGCAGACCAACACGGTCAGAACCCTCAGTAGTAGGACAGTTGCTAGAAACGTATACGTCAACACCGTAGATCATACCGATCTTACCAGTCTTGATTGCGTCACCAGAACCGATGTACTGCTGCTCAGTGAAGCGGTTGATACCCAACAGGTCGTTAGCCGCTACAGGAGGGATAATCAGTGAACGTCCGTCCATAGGAACGTCAGCGTTATCCAGAGTCAGGATCATCTTACGGATACCGGCATCAGCGATGTCAGTAGCGTTAGGTGAATTTCCAGTAAATGCAGTAGTTCCGTCACCACCGATTACAGCGTTCTCGTATGCAGAAGCACCAGAACCACCGACAGTACCACCCTGGAAGCCCTCAGCCAGAGCAAGCAGATCAGTATCTACCTGCTTAGACAGAGCATAACCAGCGTCATCAGTGTAGAACTTACGCATGGAAGAGAGAGACTGAACCTCTGCGATGTCCTCGATCAGCTTTGAATACTCGTAGTGCTTGTCCAAAGAGACATTTACTACAGAGTTAGTAGCAGCAGACAGAGTTACCTGAGAGCCAGCAGCCTTAGCAGAAGCTGAACCACGACTAGGGACAGGAATATGGATGGTGTCACCCTTCTTGCCCTTATGGTTAATGCGAGTTACGAGGTTAGCAGCAACAAGGTTAGACTTGTATGCGCCGATGACCTCATCAGACCATAGCTCTGGAATAAAGTTTCCAGCTACGGTAGTAGTTGTGTTGTTAGTACCCAATGGCATAATAAACTCCTAAATATATCAGTTACTTAACCCTGCCTTCCTGATATGCCTGATAGATTTCATCTGCAAGCGTATCGTACTTGGCAGGGTCGGTTTGTTTCAAACGAATCAAATCAGCCCTACGGTAGATTTTCTTTCCTGCTGTGGATTCGCCAGAGGACTTCGATACACCTTTGCCAGCTTTGAGGCCGTTTTTACGGTTCTCCTCTTTAGCTGCTTCGACCTCCTGAGTCTTGGAAATCATCTTTCGATCCTTCCAATTCGTCAGCAGTTCGTTACCTGCATCAAAGTTATAATTCGCATTCGCCTGTTGGAACAGTTGAACTCGAATCGGACTCTCGCTTACCCACTCCTGAAAACTTCTGTCTTGTACGACATCCATGTAATCAGGATGTGCGCCTGCAAACTTCTGTTGAGAGCTTTGCTGCTGCTGCAACTTGGTCTGCTCACGCATCTGTTGAATTGTCGGATCATTTTCGATTGCCCTTTGTACTGCTGCACTCGGGTCGTCAAAGAAATCCGGCTCTTCAACCTCTACTTGTGGTTCCGGTTTAGCCTGTTGCTGTAACAACGAATCAGCGTATTGCTTGAGGGGCCGAAGCTCACCTAGTTCTGCTCCTTGTTGTTTCATCTTATCCTCTAGGTTTAGATAAGAATTCACAATGTCCTCAGCACTTTTCCCCTCGAAGCGTTCTGGCATCTGAAATGCAGGTTGTTCCTCTTCGGCCTGTACTTCCTCTACCTGTTCAACTTCTTGAGGTTCTGACTGTTGATATTCCTCAGTTTCGGCTACTACACTCTCCACATTCATAAGTTAATTTTCTCCATTTGGCATCCGAAGGATGTTATCCATTGGGTTAATATTTACTCTGGCTCTTCCGAGTTTTCCAGAGTCAGCTTAGTAGACTCTTCTAAATTCAATAACATATTGAGAATACTCAACTGCCCTCGAATATAGAACAAGTCCTTTTCATTGTCAATTGACACAACGCTATCTATAGATTTGGCTAGATTTCCCAGCTCTTCTAATAAGTCGATCCAGCCAGCCTCTACAAAGAGATTGAGCCTATTGTCAAAGAATTCTTTATCGTCCTGCATTTATAGCCTCTTGCCTAGCCTTTGCGTAGTTCAAAGCTGTCTCAGACTGTAAGTGTTGCATTTCAGGAATGTTTCGTGCAGTCTCTACCTTGAGATTTGCGATCTTCGCTGCTTTCTCTTCAACTCTAATCGCTTGCTCCTGGAGATTGAGTTGCTCCTTCGCCATTTCAAGCTCTGGGATTTTGAGGGGCGGTAGTTCTTTAGCCTGTGCGTCCACCATATACTTAGCAGTTTGAGCTTGAGTCTTTTGAACATCAGCGGCCTTTTGATCCAATTCAAGTTTGACACCCTGCATCTGCATTTCAGTGACCATCTGCTGTTGTTGTTGCTGCCCTGGTGATGGTTGCATTTGCTGCATAATAGCCTGAATCATCTGATCTCGATTGGAGAGAGATGAATTCTCGAAGATTCCAAGCAGGATAATCCAGTATGCAGGAGTCCCTTGCTCCATCAGGGAGAGAAGCTGGATCAATTGAGTCTGCTCTAGCTCCTTGGCCATGATGCCCATACTTGATGATGGAATAAACTTGTAGTCAGCTACAGGATACCGTTGAGGGTCGAACTGGATCTTTCTCCATGCAGACTTCTTGATTGCAGGAATCAGGAATCCACCCTGGAAGTTCATCAAAGTACGCTTCTGTCGCTTGATTGAAGCGGCTTGAAGCATAGACATACCGGATGCAGTAGCATTTCGAGGATTAGTAGCACCACTTGTCGCCGTATCCATCGAACCAGTACCCATCTGAATCATTCGCTCAAGCTCTGCTGCCTGGGTAAATGTCTGATTATCCATGTTGCCGAAGTTCATTGGCATCAATACGGAGCGTGGATCACCGTTAGTTACTACGCTCTTACCTGGGCGAACCTCTAGCTTGGTTCCTCTAGGTAGTCGTGTGGCATCTACACCCATCATTGGGTGAGTAGTAAGTGCCAACCCATCGATTCTTGCTCTCAGCTCTGCATCGAGAGCCTTTTGAGGATTAAATCCCTTCTCTGCTACGCCTCTTCCCCAGAATTTGTTAGGGACTTGGTCGTGCTGGTAAGCGATGAAGGGTCGATCTTTCATCATAAAGGGATTTTCTACAGCCCTTAGAACAGAATGATCGTTGGCAATCGTTACTACTGCCTCTACAAGCTCGTCAGAGTCGTAATCGAACTCTTGATCTTGAGAGTTATTCAGGAACTTCTTAGGAACCAGCCCCCAATACTCGACAATCTTTACCTTGTCATCAGCATTGGTGTTATCTGGCTCGTCATCAAACCCGAAATCTGCCTTATCATAAGCTCCGATAGGCTTATCTTCATAGACTCCTTCGTTAATGCTGTTGATGATGGAGAATCGTGGCTTCACTACGATGTGTGCGACACCAAGAGCCTCATCAACTGAGTTTGCAGACGAATCAATGACGAATTGATTTGGATCAACTGCCTCAAAGCCCACCTGAACGACTGTTTCTTCGGTCACTCCACGAACTGAGGTCAGAGTACCTTCTACTGGCATCTCTGCTGGCTTAATCTCTACGGTTTCTTCGGTAATGATCTTGCCAATACCTGTTCCGTAGATAGCGCCGTTGAGGAGAATCTCGTTGATGGCCTCAATCGCCCCTGCTGACTCCAAATCCTCTTTGAGTCGGGTACGAACAAGCCCTGCATCTTGTGGATTCTCATCTAAAACATCATCACGGAGGTCAAACCAGTTGTCATTTCCGAATGTTGCCTCGGATAACTCAGCTACAGCAGCCTCAATAGCCTGTTGGAGTGCTGGAGCAACGATCTTTGACCGCTCTGAATCCCTAGTCTTGTCCTCACTCGACCAAATACCACGCCATAGACGGTAATATTCGTTCCATTTCTCCTCATAGTTCTGTTTTCTATGAGCTTCCCAATCGTCAACACGGGTAGTTACCCATGAAGCAAGTTGGGCTTGAGGGTCTGTATAGACTAATTCATCATTCATAATTGAGTCCTTGCAAGATCAATAAGCGAATAGTCGCCCTAAATCACTGAATTGTCAACTTTAGTAGCCAGCATACTCATCTGAATACTCGTAGTCCTCCAATTCGATACTGCTTGCAAAATCAGCAATAGATACCTGATCGATATACGCTAAAGCATCAATCAGATCGTCATGGACACCTTTTGCTGGAAAATCAAGGAGTTGCGTAACAAAATCATGGTTCCAATCAGCTTTATTCAACGTGATCTTGCCATGCTCTAGCCTACCCTGTAATGCCCAAGTAATTCGCTCGGTCTTTTTCTTACCTCCATGAGTGACTGTGGTGATGTTTATCCATCTACCCTTAGACCTCATTTCATCCTCAAGGTACGGCATGATGGCATTCTTCAAAGAACCTTTCTCGATGCCAACCGTTGTAGCCTGAACGTCGATAGCCGCTGAGAGGATTCGTGCTGCTGTCTCCTTGATCGACCACCTGCCGTGATAAATATCCTTTACGAACCACTCATCCGCATTAATTTTAACTATGGCAATAGCTGTTTCATCGAGTTTTTGCTTCGTTCTGGATGCGTCATTCCCTACTGCCTCAAAACCAGCAGGGTCAACTGCGATAACGTAACTTCCTTGTGTTGGCTCCTCTCCATACTGAATCCAGTCCTCTTTGAAGATACCTCCGCTGAATGTTTGGAAGCTGGCCTCGAACTCCTGCCTGAAAGCCGTTGTGGACATGGATTCCTTGGCGTGTTTGATCTCCCTTGGATCAATCAGCGGGTTGTCTGTCGAGTTAAACTGGAAAGCCTCCCAATCCTCTAAGTCCTGAGCGTCTTGCCATAGCTCGTAAAAGTGATTCTTACCTTCTGGAGTCCCAATAAACAGAGCATCACCCTTAACGTCAGCCAGTGTTGGCCTCAGAATCATCTCCCAAGTAGCAGGCTTCATCGTTGCGTACTCATCCAGCACGATATACCGATAACCTACTCCACGGAGAGAGTCTGGCTTATCAGCACCTTTGAGATGAATCTTGATACCGTTGACAAGGGTAATCACCATGTCGGATTCACTGATCTGAGCCGTTACAGAGGATGCAGCATTCTTGATCTCTCCCCACATGATGCTCTTTGCCATGCCCAAAGTAGGCGCAACGTAAAGACAGTCTTTATCCTTGGATTCTAGCGCCTTTAGAATCAAAGTCCACATGGATAAATAGGTTTTGCCCCCTCTGCGGCCAGCGGCCACAACTTTGAATCGAGATTTCGAAGAAAAAACCTCCAACTGCTTTCGATGAAAATCTACTTTAAGCTCCGCCATAAGCAAAATCCTTATGAAACTCTACCTCCCACAAGGCTCTATATTGCGCAGCCATATACTTGTTCCAAAAGTACCCCCTCTTTATTCGTTTACCCCCAGCATCAAGATAAGCACACCAGCCTCTTCTGCTGGCATCCCACGAAACACCCTTAAATCCTGAACTATTGTCAGCTCTCATCTTCGAATTCATACTGTTTTCGCTGTATGTTGCCAGCCTCAGATTAGCAAGCCTATTGTTTGTCTTGTTGCCATCAATATGATCTATGCTCTTTTTAGGCGTTTCGCCATGAACATACAGCCATGCAAGTCTATGTGAGTAATACAGTCGATTATCTATCGAAATGCCATGATAACCATTCTTTTGAACGCAACCAGCAGCATCGCCCTCATGCCGGTTCGCAACCCTAACCCTTCTAACAAAAACGCCAGTATCAGGATCGTAACTGAGCAACTCTTTGAGTCTTTTTTGACTTAACATAATATCTCCAGCAGATATTCCAGAAAAAGAAGTGTGGAGAGCCGATCTGGTTTCGGTTTTCGGGGTATCCCCCTATCCACACATAAACCATACAATCTCTAATCTTTTGCCGCAACCTTTTTCCTAGCTACTTTCTTCTTAGTAGCTGCTTTCTTCTCGAATTCGCCGCACCAATCAGTCAATTCAACATAAGGCCACACAGCATTACCTCTTTTGTAAGCCGTAGAAGGAGCGTTACGCCGACATCTCGCCATAGATAAGTACCTACAGTCCTTACACTTCATCCATGTTCTCCCGAATCATGCAAATCCAAGCCTCAAACGGCATACTTATCCTGTAACCTTCATCTGCAAGCTCAGGAATATGATATTTCGCAGACAATTCAACCGTAATAGGCTGGTAATCCAGTTTATACACCAAAACAGGAAGCTCTCCACATTTATCTGCCTGTTCAACGGCCTGTTTCCACCATTGAGGGCTGTATTTCTTGGCTCTCTTACACTCAATAGCCCATCCTTCAACCCCAACAAGGTCAGTACCGCCATGAGCAGCCTGTTCCTGCCAGTTTCTAGTGACCTCTAACCCCAATTCCTCTCTCAAAGTCCTAGCGATGTCCTGCTCGAACGCTCTACCCTTAGTCCTGCTATTAATTCTGCCCATATCTTCCTCTACAAATGGAGCCATCCAACGCTGAAATGCGTCACTCATCCTTACCTCTCTCTACTACAACCTCAGCCGTTGAGGGCATATCAGTCAGAGCTTGAGATTCCTCAGTCACATCTATCACGTCTTGCACCTCATCTGGCAAGTCCTCCAAAGCCCCTACATTAATAGATATGTTGTAGTCAGTCTT